AATTCAGCGCACGCCAACGTGTCAGCTACACGACGTACGTCGACAATTCCAGTCCGCTATCAGTGAATTATTCCGTCAAGTCAGGCAGTCCGACCGTCACCGTGACAAATATACTCCTCTGCACGTTTGCCGAGTATCAGGCGAACAAGACCCTGCTCGGCGGCATCGGATATTTCACCGGGGATACGATGCCGCGCGCCTAACCCCTTTGGGGGTGGTGGCATGACTCCCATCGTTAATCACTGCGTCATGCCGAAAGACGGTGTGAGCGTCAAGACGACGAACACGACACCATCGGACATCACCTTCACGGGGTTGACGGCGGGCGTGAAATACCATGTGAGCGTCGTCTGTTACACGCTGTCCACGAGTGGCGACAATCCGCGCTTGCGTCTCACCACCAATGGCAGCGATAGTGGGCTGGTCACTTCGAATGGTCGCGTGGATTACGTCTTCACCGCCGCCAGCACCACTCACGGCATTCTCGTCGGTCTGAACAATTGCACGGTCAATCTGAGCAAAGGCTTGTGCGTGCCTCAAGACCAGTGGCAGCAGCTCGTCTCGTTGGGATTGCCGGGCAATTATTTCGATGGCGACACCATGCCAAAAGATTAAACGATTTCAAGGAGATGTAATGTGCTGCAGAATTTTCTAGCCGGTTTCGGGGGTGTGGGTGGCGCGTGCGCCCTCATCACGCTCGGATTGAAAGTCTGGCCGGGCGCGTTGGACGCGCTTGCAACCGGATTGTACGCGCACGTGCGGCCGGAACGCCTGCCCTATGACAGTCCGCTCTCGCAGCATTTCGCCAAGACCCGACAGCTCGGCGAGCGTACCGAGAAATTCGACGGACGTTTGGACGAGCTATGCCGGGACACGATCAAAAACACGATCATCAGCCTGATCTACGGCGACAAGGACACCGACCACAGCGAGGCCGTCAGCTACGAGCTGTCGAAGCTTGAGAAATTGGACGCGCAATGCTGGATAATCGCTGCCGCCGAAAAATACTTGGAGGACAGGCAATGACGCATCTAGCCATCGCAGGCGGCGCATGCCTGCTGCTCCTCGCGCTCGTCCTCGTGTTCAATCATGGCGCGCATCAGAAGTCAGGCTCTCCGGCTGGCGCTGTCACCACGGACAAGCTGGTGGCTGACGCGGTTACGTCCGGCAAATTGGTTGCGAACAGCGTGCAGGCGCGGCACATCACCGCTCTTGCGGTCACAGCCGACAAGCTCGCGGCCAACAGCGTGACGACCGCGAAACTGCGCGTCACGGAAGATATGACGGTCGCGCTGCTCAACGCGCACTTGCGTTGATTTTCGCATCAGTTTTTAAAGCCATCCCACTTCGGGATGGCTTTTCTATTGCCCCTTGACTTGGGGGCGGGAAGGAGAGGATGTGGGCATCCTCAACAACAAAGGCAAGCCGAAGCACAAGCGTCTGCGTCGGCATATCGGCAAGCCGCTGACCGCGTTGGCTGCGGTGCTGTGCGTCGCCGTCGCGCCGGTCGCCAGCGCGAACATGAACATCATCGACGTTTCCGGCTGGCAGAGTGCAGACGTGACGCGCGTGGTGGACGCCGACGCGGCCATCGTTAAGATCACGGAGGGTGGCGGCTACGTGAACCCGTCTTGGCGCAGCCAGACCGATTGGGCACGTCAGACCGGCAAGGCTTGCGGCGGCTACCATTACGCGGACGGCGGCAACGTCACCGCCGAGGTGAACCATTACCTGAATCAGTTCAACGGTTATGTGGGCCAGTGCGTGCTCGCGTTGGACTGGGAGTCCAACGGCAACGCAGCTTGGGGCAACGGCGACTGGGTGCGCCAGTGGGTCAACCAGGTGTATTCGCGTACCAAGGTTTGGCCCATCGTGTACGTGCAGGACAGTGCCGTGTATCAGATTCCGTCCGACGTGCGCGCCCATTGCATGCTGTGGAAGGCTCAGTACGCTTCCATGAACGCGACCGGCTGGCAGTCCACTCCGTGGAATGCTGGTAGCAAGGGCGAGGGCATGGTGCAGTATGCGTCCACCGGCTATCTGAACGGTGTCGGCCCGTTGGATTTGAACCTGTTCTTCGGTGAGCGTGACGCTTGGCAGAAGATCGCGAACGGCGATAGGGGTAAGACCCATGCCGAGGTGAGACATGATCCGGTCAGGCCGCAGGTCACTGCCACGCCGGACTACAATGACATGGCCACGAAGGTCATTCGCGGCGTGTACGGCAACGGCAATGAGCGTCGTCAGGCTCTTGGCGGTGCCTATGACACGGTGATGGCGATAGTTAACCAGCGTCTCGGCGGCTCTGGTGGCGCGTCCACTGCGGTGAACTGCGGCAGCCTGTGCGTGACCGTCAAGTCCGGTGACACGTTGAGTTCCATCGCAGCTAGCAATGGTGGTTCGTGGAACCAGTGGACGGGGTACCGTTCGGGTAATCCGAACGTCATCTACGCTGGCGAGACCGTCTGCCGTCGCACCGGCACGGGCACGGTCGCCACCGGTGGACGGTACGTGGTTCGTTCCGGCGACACCCTCGGCGGCATCGCCGCATATTACGGGGTCAACATGTACAGCATCCACGGGTATCGTTCCGGCAATCCGGCGTTGATCTATCCGGGCGAAACCCTCTACTGGTGATTGGAGTAACTATGGTCGATGAAGTCAAGGAGACTCAGAATGACGGCGAAAAGCCGCAGGAAGAAACTGGCGAGGAAAACAACTACATCCTGCCGGACGAAGCGTACAAGGTGCTGAAGTGGTTGGCGCTTATCGCGTTGCCCGCTTTGGCCGTGTTCGTGCATGTGGTAGGCCCAGCATGGAACCTTCCATGCGTTGACCAGATCGTGACCACGTTGAACGCTCTGGCCGTGCTGGTTGGCGCTTTGATTGGCGTCAGCGAGTTGAAGGCCCGGTATTCCGAGTAGAAACCTTTCATTTCTCTAACATGATGTTGGAGAAGTGTAAGAATACTATGCCCAACTAGTACGTCCTGTGTACAAGTTTGCCCCTCTCTCAGCGATTACGCTGGGGGAGGGGCTTTTTGTGTTTCGCACGGTAGAATCATCATCATGACCAAGAAAGAGCATGATGATTTTTGGACGAAGTGGAAGCGCGAGCTCACGAAGGATGTGAAGGCCGACAGGATACACGGCGGTGAGGCTGATTTCAGCCGAATGCATGGCGTGACATTGGACACTCAAAAACTGTATGACATGCTACCGCGAGTCTGAATTGCCCCTCTCTCAGCATTGCTGGGGGAGGGGCTTTTCTGCGTTTTAGGGCTTCTATTCGCCAGCCCGTTCTATCTGCTTCAAGTCTAATGCGGAGTTCATTGTTTCCATCGCGGCCAACCGTTCCTTCAATCCGGCGTGCCGGTAATGCTCCACCATTAAGCGGCTTGAATGTCCAACAATCTCTTCCACCAATCCATAATCAACCCCCATACTCATTAGTATGGTCACGACCGTGTGGCGTGTTTCGTGGCGGCTGCGGTGTTCCGCATTGGGTACGCCCGCGTTCTCCAAGAGTTGGCGGAAGTTTTCAAGGTCTTCTTCCGGTTCGATGGGCGTTCCGTCATCATGCCGGAACAGCAATCCATATGGGTTCGGTATGTCATCAGTGGCTTCGAGATACGCTTCGAGCGTTTGAGCCAATGCCGGGATGATCGGCACTTTCCTGCCGCGCTTCGATTTCGGTGGTGTGAGGCACCAGCGGCCTTGTAGTTCGATCATGTCGAAGCCGTCAGGGATGCGCCAACGCCATTGAGGGCATGCTGCACCACGTTTGAACCCGCATGGATAGACGCCATGCTTGTCTGGATTGCCGCATCCATGCTCTTTCTTAAGTTCTTCCAGTTTCCAGTTGACAGTATATTCGCCGTATGGCACGCCGTTCATTTGGCCTAGTTCGAGGTCTTGGATGGATGCGCCGAGTATTTCGCCTGGACGCATGCCGGTGCACAGGCGGAACCATTCCTTTGCGGCGTCTCTCACGCCTAGATCGTTGGCTGCTTTCAGGATGCGTTTGGCTTCATCCACGGTGAATGCGGTACGTTCGTTGGCTTCGTTCTTACGACTGTCCACCAAGCTGATGTCCTTGTCCTTCGGGGTTGGGACGCCGCCCATCGGGTTGGTGGGTAGGATGCGGTCTGACACAGCTGATTTGCATATCTGGTTCAATGTGGTGTGTACCTGCTTGCGTAGGCTGAGGCTGGCTTTTACCCGCTGTTCTTTGCCGTTGACCTTCTTGGTTATGCGAAGGCCGTTGACGATGCGGTCGCACGCTCCGCTGGTCAGGCTCGCCATTTTCTGCCGGTGGTATGGGAGCAGGTGTTTGCGGACGATGGTTCGATAGTTGGCGAACGTCTTCGGGTCCGCGTCGCGTTCCCTGCGTTCGAGCCATTGTTCGGCGTATGCTCCGAGCGTGATGGAACTGTTGTTGGTGCTGCCGAATCTGGCCCGTTCCTGTAGTAGTTCCGTCAGTCGCTTGTTGGCGTCAACGTATTTTTTGCAGCTGTATGTTTTGCCATCGACCTTGAACTCGTAGCTGGTGTAGATTTTTACGGTTCCGTCAGCTAGGTGTTTTTTGCGTTCGACTTTGTACGGGTAGACGATGCCGTTTCTTGCTTTGCGTGCCAT